AACAACCTTAACGAACATAGGTTGTAATACAAATACATCAGGGAACGTCAACATGACAGATGATCCCTTAGCATTCTTTGAACCAGGATGCATACCACGCTTGAACCATTCGATGATAGTTTGAATCTCTTCTGATTCTTTAGAGTTACGTGCAGCGAATGAGAAACTTAGAGTGAAGTCTCTGAAGTTCATTCTCTGGAACATTTGTATAGCATTTTCATTTGGTGCCATACCACCAAGACCAACGATATTGGTCATGTTTAGTTCCCCGTTGACTCCGAACGGGTTGGTAGTCATTTCTGCACCAGCAGCCATGTTCTTTGCATAGTCATCAACGCCAGGCATACCAGGTATATTACCTACCATACCTGAAGCGTCCTGAAGTTTACCCAAAGTACTTGTCAATAATGCACCACCACCTGCACCTGCTAATCCTAGTGCAGCAAACTTAGCAGCATTGTCTGCCATGAGTGCCATGGTACCCATCTTAAATGTATTACCCCAGTCTGCTGAATATCTGTATTGGAATTCTTCTGGCAAAGCTACGTTCAGTTCTGATGCTGCTAATCCTTTGCGTCTGTTATTTAATAGTTCGTCCTTCTCATTCTTTAATGCATTCCATGTGGTAGTTGTACCATTCGGTAGGGTGATTTCTTTGTCACCGCCAGGTACCTCAGTCTTAGGTTTACCTGTACCTGCCCATCCTAAGAAATCCCATGCTCTTCTTGTAGTACTTACACCATCCTCTGCAATATCATCTGCTATCACATTCATTCTATGATCTGCGTCACCACCATCAACTCCTCCATACACACCAGACATAGCACCTGTCACACCATTGACTAGTGTTGACATTGCACCACTTCTTGCAAATGAACCCAATGCATCGTTCTGGTTAGCTGCAACTTTCGCTAGACCTTCTTGGTATTCATATCTCATTATCTTCATAAAAGAAGCATAAGGTACTTGATCAATACCCATCGGGTACGACAGAACCGCTTGTGCTTCTTCTAGTGTCTCTGCTGACATTACCTATTGCGATGAAATTTTTCTAAGGGAAACTGACTCAATTTTGGTACATCTAATTCATCTACCTCAAAGAAGATGCTATCAGCATTCTTCGGAATATAATAACGTAAAGTTGATTCAGGAAATCTGTTGTTATTTATAGCAGATAATCTACCTTTTGATGATAGGTGATGTATGTTAGATGCTAACATGTTACCGTTCTTGAATTCCATCACCTGTACGAACGGATATTGATCCCATGTTTTTAACTGATCTTTGAATTTAGGATCGTATTCAAAGATGTACCATTTACCTGATACTGGTTGGTCTGTAGCGTTATCGAACAATGCATTGAAGATCTCATTTCTCATTGTTGATATAGATAATTTCTTTCCTTTTATCTCTTCAAAATACTCACTTAATTTCGAGTTCGCGTTCTGTAATGAGCTTGAACTTCCATCCTCTGTCGTCGCAGTATTCGATTGCTGATTCCCATTTTGCTGCGTTTGTAGCATATGTCATTACCTCCGAAAGATACGCTTTGGTTTTGACACGTCGAGGTTTAGGACATTTGGTTTGTTTGAGTGGTTTTACCTCAACGAGATATGATTGTATTTTACCGTTTGCTTCCTTGACCTTCATGTAGAAGTCTGGGAAGTATCGTCGCCACTTCTTTGCGACTGGATCTTTGTATGGTATTATATGTTCTTCACTTGACCATTCAATGACATTACGACTCTTATCGCAGTAGTCCATGAACTTCTTTTCCCACAAAGAACGGTATATGACCCCTGTAGGATCTCCCTTATACTTGCGGTAATTTCTTACTTTGTATTTTCCTTTGTATGCCATGATAAATAAAGATGGTCACACCATATACTATATTTATGGCAATAAAGGGATTAAGCATAGAACAGTTCAAACGGAACGTCATCGCACGGTCTGGTGGTATCTCTGCGTCTAACCTATATCAGTTCGCGATTCAAAGTCCTGAACTGCCTGGTGAAGCAGGTTATTCTCTTGATAAGCATTTCAAACGGAACTTAGAAAATGCTACTGGTCTCACTAAAGGTGAAACTGTCAACTACCAGTTGAATATGTTATGTAATGAGATACAGGTGCCTGGTGTTACCATGTCAGCTTCTGATGTCAAAATGCCCCAGAAGGGTATGATTCAGAAATTGGCAAATGCTAAAGTGTACAATGAGTTAGACGTTAGTTTCTATTGTGATGCAGATTCCATACCCTTTAAATTCTTTAGGTGTTGGCAAGACTACATCATTGGAGCAGTAGACAAGCCAAGGGAGATGTATAGTGCTGACCATACCTTGTCTAAATATCGTCATCTAGCATATGCACAAAGGTATTATGATCACTATACCTGTGACATCGCCATAGCAAAACTAGAGAAGTACGGGATTAAACCTCCAGAGGAGGACATGGAACCAGATGAGTATAAACTATCTTTCATATCTAAGTTAGTTAAAGCATATCCATACACCGTATCATCTATACCATACTCTGCAGGTCCTGCACAACTTGTAAAAGTTACTGTTGGATTCTACTACGAGTATAGTCATTTAATTACTTGAAATTATGCCATTACCTGAAATTGTTACGCCAACGTATACGTTGACGGTGCCTTCTACTAAAAAGAAACTTAAGTATAGACCTTTCCTTGTCAAAGAACAAAAGACTTTAATCATTGCATTAGAAGCAAAAGATTCTGAACAGACGTTAGAAGCAATAAAAACTGTACTGAATAACTGTATCATCACTAAGAACGTTGTTCTTGATGACATGGCTCTGTTTGATATAGAATATATCTTCTTACAGGTGCGTGCTAGGTCTATCAGTGAAGAGATCGAAATGAAAGTCACTTGCCCTGATGATGGAGAGACAGAGATCAACGTGTCATTCTTAGTTGATGATGTCAAGGTACATTTTCCAAAAGGACATAAGAATATATTTAAGATCAGTGACGACATCACTGTAGAAATGAAGTATCCAGACATGGAATACTTTGCTGCTATTACATTCTCACAAGAGAAGGTAGATCCATATGAATTAGTGGGTAAATGTATTAAGAGAGTGTATGTGGGTGAAGAAGCAACAGGATCATTTACAACAACGGAAGCTAGAGATTGGGTAGAGACTCTAACCAATGCACAGTTTGGAATGATTCAGGAGTTCTTTAACACTATGCCTTCACTTCGTCATGTACTTAAGTTCAAGAACCCTAAGACACAGGTACAAAATGAGGTGGTAATTGAAGGTCTTGCTGATTTTTTCGCGTAGCCCTCTTCCATGAGGGCATGATGAACTTTTACCAGACGAATTTTTCGTTAGTTCAACACCATAAATATAGCTTGACTGATATTGAAAATATGATTCCGTGGGAACGGGATGTATATGTAAACCTTTTATCTTCTCACTTACAGAAAGAAAGAGATCGAATAGAAGAGCAACGTAGAAAACGCTAATGGCACAAGCAACCATAGAAGACTTAGCTGATCAGCTCACTGCAGTGAGTGATAAGTTTGTTGCGTCTTTTCAGAACACTATGGAGATTGAGGATCAGTTAACATCTTTCCTCAGAGGTAGACAGAGATGGTATGTTGGTACAAAACAAACTTCTCAAACTGGTTCTACTGAAGTACCACCAGCACCAGTAGCACAAGAAGCACCTCAACAACAAACACCAACACGACGACGTAAGTGTCCCAAACCTAAACGTGTTAAAACTAGTGAGAAAGAAGGATTAACAACAGCTCAAAAACTTGGAATTGTTGCTGGAGTTGGTTTAATTGTGGCTGGAGTAGCAATTGCACTATCAGATGGTCCTCAACCTGGTCCTGCTGATGCTATTGGTTTACCTATGGTAATACAAGGGGCTAATAAAATTGTGCCCCTTATAAGAGTATTAGCTCCTGTTGGTTTAGCGAAAGGTGGATTAGTTACTAAACCAACTAGAGCACTCATAGGTGAAGCAGGTCCAGAAATAGTCGTTCCTATGCATAAATTTGGTGAGACTATTAATGACATATACAAGCAATCAGCAAAGGCATTGTTAGAAGCAACGGCTGGATTCTTGGCTTCACAACCTAACAACACATCAAAAGGAAAGTTATTAGGAGAGGTTAGTAAGTTAAAGGCTATGTTTGGGTTAGGTGCACTCAAAATTAAAGGTGGGAAGTTTGGATTACGAGCACCGATAAAGTGGTGGAATAAAGGTAGAAACGAACGTGTAATAGATGAGAACAATGCATCATGGTCTGAACTTCTTGAAGATGATATGGCTCAGAGAGGTCAGAGTGATGAAGGATTTGAGAAAGGTGAAGCACCTCCAATGCTAGGCAGAATAGATCATGCATTTAATCCATTCCGACCTGCAGAGAAGGGAGGACCAGGATCAGGTCCAACACCTGCAGTTAGACAAGCATTTGAAAGACCTGTTAGAGGTTTGATGAATGTTGGTAAGGGTGCTGCTGGTGCTATGGGTGGTCTTTTCAAAGCAGGTATGGATAAGATGAGAAAAGCAATACCTGTACCACGTGGTAATGGTAGAGATTTATTCGGACAGGAAATTGAATTAAATCCATCTACAGAATCAGGATGGAGAAAAGCAGTTGCAGCTGCAGCAAGAGATGGTATTGATTTGCCTGGTGCAGTTACTTCTGCATTTAGAAGTAATGCAGAACAAGCAGAACTTGTAAAGAATGAAGATGATCCTAGGATTATCAATCCTGCACCTATAGGACAGTCACCACATCAACAAGGATGGTCTGTTGATATAGCTGCAGAGTCACCAGCTAACCAATGGATGCAAAAAAATGGTAAGAAGTATGGATTTGAATGGGAAGGTCCTACGGATCCAGTTCATTTTGACTTTAAGACTGATGAAAGCAGAACTAAGTTTTTAGAAGGACCTAAATCTGATTGGAAAACTGCTGCTACTGACAGTGCGAAAGATGCAAAGCGTCAGAGACTTGGTGAGATACTACAAATGGGTGATCCAGTTGACATACAACCAACAGAAGGAATCACTGCTCCTGAACCTTCTCCTGAACAGACTATGATTAATGAAACACCAGTTCAACAGACTACTAAGAATGGTGAAGTATCTCCAATACCTTATCCAGTGGTAATACACCAGACACAAGTTGTACCACTTCCTCCACAGGATGTGCAAAAATTGGATCCTGAAATAAGACGTTATTATGTTGTGGATCAATTCTCTAAGGCTACGAGAGTAGAGATGGCATATGTATAACAATAAACTGCGAAAGACCATTGAGGCTTTAAACCTTAAGTTTGAAGGTTTATCTGAGTTACTTGAAAATCGTAACTTACTTCTTAAGGTACTCATGGGTAAAGAAATGCGTGAGGATTTCTTACTATCTGAAAGATTACAGTCATTAGATGAGGTAGGTGGATATGATGTAAAGGCAATGAATCGTAACGTGGATCTTAGTCCCGTTAACGAAATGATGCCCCCGTTAAACATTGGTCAAGTAGAAGATGATGATGAGGGTGAAGTACCATTTAAAGAGGGTGGTGCTGTTGGTATCAATCCTGTTATTGACATTTCTGCAATAAGCTTAGGATCTGAACCAATGGGTGAATCACATCAATCATTGGAAGATAGTAGTGCCATCGTACCATTAGATAAGGCATCAAAGGCAATAGTTCAAGACTTTGAGGTAGATAAGAAATTTAAGAAAGCATTTCAGTCAGCAATGATGTTGCCATCCAAGGCAGCTGCTGCAAGTTTGATGGATACTATGTCTAAGACTCCATCACAGGGTGATGGTACTACCATAATCAAGAAGAACTTATCTGTACTACAGTCAGCATTCAAACTTCCTACCCCTGAACCAACAGAAGATGAGACTAAATCAGAGTCAGAACAACTTGATCCAGAAAAACTAAAGAAGAAACGTGAAGATTGGGCTGAGTTTGAGAAGGAAGAGAAAGAGAAAGACAAGGGTAAAAATGCATTTGAGTTAGGTTTCAAGATATTGCTGACCAAAGCATTCTCGGCAAGAGCTAATGCGAAAGCTGGCGGTGCAATAGCTCCATCAGTTGCTACGGGTGATCCATTGATACCAGAACCATTCCCTATGATGGGATATAGTGGATCCATGGTTGGTGATGGTAAAACAGATAATAAAGGAGGTTTCTGGAGCAGACTCAAGAGTGGTGCTAAGAAAGCATTTGACATGACACCTATGGGTATGGGTGTGAAGATGCTAGGTGCTGCTAAGGATAAGTTCCAAAATGTCATGCAGAATGATAAGGTGAAAGGATTCTTAGGTGGTGTTGGTAACTTTGCCAAGAACGCATTGAAGTATACACCTCTAGGTTTGGCAGCTAGTGCTGGTAGTTCAATTATCAATAGGATTAGAGGTGGTGATCAAACTAACCTAAATGAACTAACGGAGAATGTGATAATAGAACAGGATGCAAAGGTACAGGCAGAAAAAGATCTTGCTTTTAATCCAATTAGACAAGAAGCCCGTAGACCTTCACGTCCATCTCCTAGTAAATCTAACTCTATGGAGCAAGGTGGTGCTGAAGCTATCCCCAAAATCAAGTATAGTCCATACTTTGATGAATATACAGTAACGAGTCAGTTCTAATGGTTGATACTAAATCAAATTTTTCTTTAAGGCATTTTGTCATCAGTTCACCTTCACTGGATGAACCAGTTTCTTTGACTATGAATCATGTACTGTATATGAAGTATACAGAGGACATTCGTAGTGCGTCAATAAGATTGGAAGCACAGATAACTGATAGTGATGCTGGTGTAGTATCAACATTACAGGGTATGGAACCTGTATTTGTTGGTTGGGAAGATACAGAAGAACCTACAACTAACTACTATCAGATTAATGGAGTCATATATGATATACAAGATAGATCATCTAAGGATGGTAAATCTAAAGCTACCTTATTAATATGTACATACGATCTCATAAACAATGCTGCTACTAAATTATCCAGAAGATTTGGTAAAGGTGGTGGTAAAAAGATCCATGAGATTGTAAAGACTGAAATATTGAAAGAGGTTCTCTTCACAACCTATGACATTAATATAGAAAGGACATCAAATAAATTCTCATTCATATCACCATACTGGTCACCATATACTATAATCAAATGGTTATGTGCAAAGAGTATTCCAGAGCAGAAGAGTAGTGGAAAGAATGCTTCGGCAGGTTATTGTTTCTTCCAGAACAAGAGAGGATATAATTTCCTATCATATGATTCATTCTCTCGTACAAAACCTATCAAAAAATTAGTAGTAGGACATGAACCAGAAGAAGGTGAAGATCCAGATAAAGATAAAGGAATTATACCAATTGATAAGTTTGCGGTTACAACAAGTTTTGATGTATTAAAAGGTCTTAATGTAGGATCATTCAATAGTATGGTCATGACTTTAGATGTAAAAGACATGCATTACGTAGAACATCCTTTTAACATAACTAAATATTACCAAGAAGTACCTTTGATGAACCCTAATTTCAAGGCACCAGAATATTATAAGAAGTTTGATAGGGACAATGCACATACTCGCATTATGTCTAAGATTATGGATACTGCATTGTTTACTGAAGGTACATATACTAAGGGAATGACAAAACAGTTATCGCAGTCATCACTTAGAGAAAAATTATTTTATGCAAAATCAGCAGAAGTAGAATATATTGGTACTAACGAACTCACAGTCGGTGATGTTGTGGAGGTGTTAGCATTTAAAGGTAAGGATAGAGAGACAGATTATGATAATAGTGGTAAATATGTTATTGGTCGAGTCGAAAAACAATTCTTATCACAAGATGACAAGATGAGTACTAGATTAATATTATATACAGATAGTCCTGGTTCATTCCCAGAAATGGATGGTGCAACATGAGCGAAGGTAACGCTAATTTTATAGGTAAAGATGGTTTCAACTGGTTCGTTGGACAGGTTGAGAACGATGGTGCTGGTCATTTTGCATCTGACCTTGCCAAGAATCTTGCTGCGTCTGCTGCAAATACTCTCACTAACTTTACAGCACTAGGGTTATTTGGTAGAACAAACATTGATTGGGACTGGACAAATAAGGTCAAGGTCAGAATCATGGGCTATCATAGTCCAAGTAAAGCAGAACTACCTACCGAGGAACTACCATGGGCGTTAGTTATGATGCCCGTAACTCATCCACAGAGATCTGGTATTGGTTCATTACATCAATTACAAATTAACAGTTGGGTGATTGGTTTCTTCATGGATGGTGCTAATGCACAAGTACCTATAGTCATAGGTGCACTTGGAGATGAAAACCCACAGTCAGGTTATGGTTCTGAGGGTGGTACACAAGTAGGTTTCGATCAATTATCTGCACCTACCTATGATGAGAAGGTACATGGTAGTGAAGGTAGTAGTGTTGGTGGTACAGGTAGTACAGTAGAAGATAATCCAGAAACAGGACTAGAAGAAGAACCAAAAAATAATGATGGTATAGAGGAAACAGAAGGTGAAGAGAGTACTAAGAACCCTCGTGGTCCTGCAGAACCACAAACACAAGCACAAGTTGAAGCAGAAGAAAGGAAATGTGTTACTGTACAGATAGGTAATGGTAAGTGTGGTAGTGAGACTTCTACAAAACTAGAAGGACCTCTTGCTGAGTTCATGAAGTTTGCTCGTGGTATAGAAAAGAATGAGATAGGTGAATTTATTGATAAAAAATCAGGTGATGTTGTTGATCTTGAACAGAAGATTGACAAGACTACCAATAGAATTCAACAAAAACTTAACGGGTTACTAGGTAACATCAAGGGTGTTGTCATGGAAGATGTCAACAAGATGGTAAAGGAACAACTTGATGGCAATAACGTACCCAACCCAGACCTAGATGATGAGGTTAAGAAAGAACTCAAAGGTGTTGGTGATCTTGTATCCTGTCTGTTTAAAGATATGGTTGATGATCTAAAGGACTTCATCAAAGGTATGCTCAGTGATCTATTAGAGAATGTACTTGATACTGCATTATGTCTTGTTGAGAACATGATTGGTGACATCATGGGTAAAGTTATGGACAAGATAGAGAGTGCACTCAATATGCTGAAGGGAGTGACAGCATCTATCAAGGGTGCTGCTGATAAGATTCAAGGAATTTTGAGTAAGGTTCTTGAGTTTATAGATCTATTTTGTGATGGTGCAGTATCATGTGCTATTGGTGCATCAGTATATGAGACATGTCATGGTCCTAAAGCCAAGGGTAATGATGCCAAGCAGAAAAACGTTGATCAGTACCCAGTTAAACCACCTGCAGGTGGTGAGGTTATTGGTGATGGTAAACCTATCAATGGTTTTGTACCGTTTGCTAAAGATGGTATCAAACAAATATTTGACACTAAGAGTGGTGCATTAATACCACTTGATTCT